AGTTATGGTGTAAATGCAAAGAAAAAATTTCTATCGGAATCAGGGATAGCAAATTCAACTTTTGACAATAGCGTTTCTAAGTTGATTAAAGCTGGATTAATAGAAAGAATCGGAAAGGGTGAGTTTAGAGTCAATAAGAAGTACGCTGTAAAAGTGGATTGGCACAAAGTGCAGGAAATTGAATGGACAACAAAATACACAGCCTCAGGAAAAGTTGAGAATGTAAAAATAAGCTCCGGTAATTAATTATGCACGAGGTAGATAACGATCCACTTCTACCAAAGTGTTTCAAACAATTTCCAGAGTGCCACAAAGAAGCAAAAGAATGGGTTGTAAATAGCATTAGAAGTCTAAAGCCAAACTGGTGGCAAGCAGCAAGTAAAAGATACGACGATATTTTTTACCAGCATGGAGTTTACAGACCAGTAAAAGAGGTAAATTTAAGACGAAGAAATGCAAACCTATGGTTGCTGAAAACTGTTAGACAATATTCATAAACAAACATAAATGGGGCTACTTGAACCATGAGATCAAATACAGAACTTACACTAAGACCACATCAAACAAATGCACTTAACAAGCTTAGAGCGGATTGGAAAGTGCATGATGCACATCTACTTCAAGCGCCAACAGGTGCAGGTAAAACAGCTATAGCAGCGGAGATAATTGGCGGACTATATAAAAATGGAATCAAAAGCATTTTCATAGCGCCATACGTAACTCTTGTAGATCAAACAGCAAGAGCTTTTATGAATTACGGGCTTCCTCAGCCTGGTATTATCTGGCGCGATCATCCTTGGCATGATCCAGATAATTTAATACAGATAGCTAGCGCAGATACACTTATCAGGCGTGAGTTTCCAGATGCCAAAGTAGTTATCGTCGATGAAGCTCACATTAAGCGAGCAAAGCTTTTAAAGATGATGGAAGAGGATGATCGCAAGTGGATAGGACTTACAGCAACTCCATTCCCTAACTGGATGGGAACTTATTACAAAAACTTCATCAAAGTAACCACGATGAGAGACTTAATAAATCAAGGATATCTTTCTGATTACGATGTTTACGCCCCAACAAAGCCAAACCTAAAAGGAGTAAAAACATCAAACCTTGCTGCATACGGCAAAGATTACGCAGAAAGCGATTTAGCTGAAATCATGGGTGATAACAAAATAATCGGAGATATTATAAAAACATGGTTAACAGTTGGGGAAAATGAGCCAACAATAGCTTTTTGCGTAAATGTTATGCACGCTAACCACGTTACGATTGAGTTTAATAATGCTGGTGTAAATGCAGAGGTTATGACAGCCGAAACGCCAACAGACGAAAGAAAAAAAATAGTTGAAAGGTTCGAGTCTGGAATAACAAAAATAATATGCAATGTTGGCGTTTTGGTGGCTGGCTTTGATAGTGACGTTCGCTGCATCATATATGCAAGACCAACAAAATCAGAGGCTAGATGGATTCAATGCCTTGGTAGAGGGTTGCGAACGGCTGAGGGTAAGGAGCGCTGTATAATACTTGATCATAGCGGAACGGTTCACAAGCTTGGTTTTCCTTGCTCCATTGAGTACGATGAATTGATCGGAGATTCTGACGGGTTAAGCGAAGCCAAAAGGCTTAAAAAAGAAAAAGAAAAAACAGAGAAACAACCCAAGGAATGCTCAAGATGCAACTACATGAAACCAGCCGGTCAGTATGTTTGCGCAAAATGCGGTCACAAGCCTCTAGCTGGCGAAGATGTGGAGAGTGATGAAAGCAGGGATTTAGAAATAATAAAAGGCGAAAAGAAATCGTATTCAATGGCAGAGAAGCAGCAGTTTTACAGTGAGCTTGTAGCTATAAAACGAGAGCTTATGATGAAAGGGAAACCAAAGGGAGAAAAATGGCAGGATGCACTTTATAAGCAAAAGTTTGGGGTTTGGCCTAAAGGGGTAAAGTACACAGCAAAGACACCATCAGCAGAAACTAGAAACTACGTTAAAAGCAGAATGATCGCATTCGCTAAGGGTAGAAGTAATGCAAATTAAAACAATAGATGCAATGGTTGGAATGGAAGAGCTGATAATTAATCATTTTAACCTTCCTCCAATAACTGGCAATAGGCATTACCCAGGCGAGTGCCCAATATGCTCAAAACGTAAAAAATTTAGACTTCATCGCTATAGAGATAAAGTTAGTTACATTTGCGTTTGCGGGTCAGGCTCTTTGATTAACCTGATTTGCGAGCGTGACGGAATAGAGTTTAAAGATGCCTGCAAAGAAATAGACAGGATTATTGGCAATGACTACAAGCCACCGATTAAACAGCAAAAGCAACAAGAAAAAATAAAGCCACCTAGAAAAGAGGTTCTAATGAATAGATTTACAGCAATACACACGTTGAAAGGCTCAAATGTTGAAGGTTACTTGAAAAGCAGGGGCATATATCAACTCCCAGAAATGAGCGTTAAATATTCACACTCTGAATTTGATAGGGCGGAAGGTAGATCTTTCGAGTGTATGTATGCAGTTGCAACAGATGAGCAAATGAACATTGTTTACACTCACAAAACTTACCTTGACGGGCCAAAAAAGGCAGAGTGCAATGTAAATAAGAAAATGGAGACTGTTAATAAATATAATTTACCTTGCGAATCTTGCGGGCACGAACACGCCGCAAATGTTGCAGTCAGAATGTTTCCAGCTACAGATACGCTAGGTATTAGCGAGGGTATAGAATCAGCGTTAAGCGCACATCAATTATTCGGCTTTCCAGTCTGGTCGGTTTTGAACACCTCAATAATGAAAGAGTTTAAAGCCCCTAGCGGCGTAAGTACGTTAATAATTTATGCAGACAACGACAAAAACGGTGCGGGATTGGCTGCGGCTTTCACTTGCGGCCATAAGAATATACTGAGCAATAACGATATTTCAAAAGTGATCATAAGAACACCTAGCAAAATTGACTGCGATTTCAACGATATGCTAAATGAGCCAATGAATACGGTTGATTACACTTTGCATAAGTAACTGGTCGTACCACATAGCAAATAAAACTAGGTTACACTAATTAAAAATAACAGGAGATAAACAATGAGTCTGAGATCTAAATTTAAAAGACTAAAGAAAAACAAAGAGAACACAAAAAAACTAATGATAGAGCTAATGGCTATATCTTCTATAGATTTTACCGTTGAGTACATGGCTCACAAGCTTTACAAGTATGGATTTACAACAAGGGAAAGTGACTGCTTTAGATTTATGAATGAGCTTTGTGTTGAGCAAAAATTAATTTACAACGGATGTAGACCTATAAAATTGAATGGCTTTATTATCGGTTGCGATCCTATTTTTGGGTTAATCAGGAGGTAAACAATGATATATCTAGTTGAACTACGAAACGGAAACAAAGTAAAGATTGAAGCTAACACTAAAAACCATGCTGTTGGCTTATGCCGCAAGCAGTTTGGAGTAAATCCTAAAAACGTCGAAGAGTGCAAAGGAGGCGGGTTTATTTCGCTTTTTGCTATGGTTTTATTCGCGGTTGTTGTTATGTTTAGTTTTGCGGTTGCAGGAGCTTAGTTATGAAAGTTGATATTTTTAACACAGACAAAAAATACAAAGTTATTGTTGCAGATCCACCTTGGCAGTGTAGAGATGCAAAAACAGGTGGCTCATACGTTTCCGGTGCTGCAAACAAGTACAGAGTAACTTCAACTTACGATCTTTGCTCAATGCCTGTGCGCTACCTATTGGAAAAAGATTCCATACTGATTATGTGGTACTTGAGTTCAATGCCAGAGGATGCTTTAGAGATTGTTAAGGCTTGGGGTTTTAATAAGCTACTAAATATGAATGGTTTGGTATGGGGCAAGCTAACCAAGAAAGGCAAACATCATTTTGGTATGGGTCACGGTACTCGCGCAATGACTGAGAGCTGCGTTATTGCCTACAATGGTAATCTTTCAAATATTATCAAAGATAAGTCTATTAGAAATTACTTTGAAGCACCTATGCCAGTTGATAGTGATGGTAGGTATATTCATAGCGCGAAACCTGATGAGTTTTTCGATTTGGTTGATCGGCTTGTTGGTACGGACTGCAATAGACTTGAAATGTTCGCTAGGAAGCCTAGAGATCGCTTTGATAGATTTGGCGATGAAGCTTGATGAGTTTAATCAAAGAAATAAAGTTTATCGGCACCAACAAGGATGCACTAATCCAGTTGGTGCAAGAGGCTTACAAAGAAGCTGGTAATTTAAAGGTTACAATCGAGCCTTGGAGTGATAAGCGAGGGTTATCAGCTAACGCGCAAATCCATGTTTGGTACAAGCAAATAGCAGATATGCAAGGCGATGATGTTAAGTCGATTGAAAATCAATGTAAAAGACAATTCGGAGTGCCGATACTTCTAGAGTCTGTTAAGTACAAAGATAAGATTAATTTTACATTCGATAGACTTGGGTTTTTCGATTGGCCTTGGGAGTCTCAATGCAATTACATGGAGTTACTACCTGTTACCAGGTTATTCACAACAAAGCAGCATAAGCAGTACAGAGATGCTATGCAGAATTATTACAATCAGCAAGGTTATGGGCTTGCTTACCTGGGAGAGTAAATGGCTAAATCAAAATGCAAACATTGCCAGGACCGAAAAGAAACCAGCGAAGGGGTAAAAACTAATGTCGGATTCTTTTGCAATTACGACCATGCTGCAAAATACGCTTTAAATCACGCCGAGAAGGGGCGTAAAAAGCTCATAGCAGAGAGAAAGCGAGAAAGCAACGCAAAGTATAAGGTTAAGCGAAAAGAAACGGCACAGCGCAAAAAGGAGTTAAGGAGTAGGTCGGATTGGCTAGATACTTTGCAGAGGTTAGTTAATCAGTATGTAACCAAGGTTCGCGATGTTAATAAACCATGCTGCACTTGCGGTACCACAAACCCAAATATTAAATATGATGCAGGTCATTTTTTTACAAGGGCGGCAAGGCCGGATATTAGATTTGAGCTGACCAATTTACACCGCCAGTGCTCAGTCAATTGTAATCAATACGGCTCAGGAATGCGGAAAGAATACGCTGAGTTTATCGTTAACACTTACGGGCAAGAGCATTTAGATTGGCTGACCAATGAAAGCAATCACAAGTCATTGAAAGAGCAATTTCCGCACTGGCAAGATATTGAAAAAGAAATTTTAAGGTATCGAAAACTACTAAGAGATAACGGGATTAAGCCGATAGCTTAACTGGTCGGATCTGTTATTTATAAAAACAATGTTAAGGTGTTCGTAAATCAATTGGAGGTGATTATGATAACCGAACAGCAAAAGCGAGTGATTAGAGAAAACCCGCATTTACAATCTGGAAAGCTGGCAAAGTTTCTTGGTATTAGCGTAAACACGTTGACAAGTTACAGAAAAAGAAATTTAAAAAGGACATGGTCTTATACGGGTGTATCTATACCTTTCTTAAGGTATGACAAGTATATCGGCTATAGAGTTAAATATAAAAAAATACACCTATACGGAGGAAGTTTTGATGGCGCAATAAATTGGCAAGGGCAATTGCTTTGGCTTTTAGAGCGTGGACTTTGCCCGTTTGGATTGGATAATAAACCTATTTTTTTAAAAAACCTTAAATTTGGAGAGTGAAATGCAACCAACACATCAAACTAAATACAGCGCGGGCGCCGATATTCGCGCAGCCGAAAGCGTTATCATTGCACCGCGTAGCTATGAGCTAATTAAAACAGGCGAGTTTGTGCCAGCTAATATGCCAAGCGGTCACTATTTGGAGTTAGCACCTCGCTCTAGTTTATGTCTTAAGAAGTGGCTTGATATGCCTAATAGCGTAGGTGTTATTGATGCTGATTATCCTAATGAGATTTTAATGCCATTAAGAAACTTAGGCGATAAACCAGTATCAATTGAAAAAGGCGAGCGTATAGGCCAGTTAATTTGCAAGCCATACGTTCAAATTTACCCTGTTTTGGATAATGAGCGTCTAGGAGGCTTTGGTTCGACTAACGAAAAACAAGCTTTCAACGAATTACTAGACAGCTCAAAGAAAGATATAGAGCAAGGCAAGGTAAAGCCAATTGATGAATTTATGGATGAGCTATGAGTAAGCTAAAATCAAATTTTAAAGCGTGGGATAAAGCAATTATGAGGGTGATTAACCAATGACACAAAAGCAATGCAGGACTAGGAATCAACACGCAAGCGGCTTGGTTACAGCGCAAATGCTCGGTTGGTCGCAAGGTGAAAATATATCGCGTGAGACAAGATTAGAGATTGCGCTTAAAAACCTAGTTTGGTGCTGTGAAAACAATACCGGTAATGAGCCAAGTGTTAGCTGTTACCATAGAGCTTTAGATGAAGCTAAGAATTTAATTGAGTGAGGTGGTTATGAGTTTAACAACGCAAGAAAAGAAAGATATTAAAGATATCCTTAGTCGTAGAGCTAACGAGATAGCTTTGTTTAAAAATGAATTTATGAAAGATAAAAATCATTTGGGCAGTGTTGAGCTTGCCTTAACAAGGGAGATGCATAGGCTTAGAGATTTAGCAGATAAAGTTTTTATTGAAGAGTAGCAACTGGTCTGACCAGTATAAAACAGCTTGATAAGTGTTAGGTATAAGCTAAAATAAACCTATTAAAGAATTTATCAGCAGCAAAATAAGGTGGTGGTAAATCTCGCTCCAATTGGCGTTATAATTGGTTGTTGTAAACTAACTACGGTCGTGAGATAGAAGTTAGTAACTCGAATTACAATTAACTTTTGGAGATAAACATGAAATTAACTAAAAAAGAAAAGAAAAAGTTGCTCGGCATGAATTCAGCAACAAAAGTGGCGCTAAAGAAAGGCCATAAACAGCCTATTTTTCGTGAGCTGATGGATATGAATAATATGCCAACTGGTGATTTTGTGAAAATAGCTATCGGTGTACCTTACGTCAACCTTAGTAACTTTCAAGCTTAAACTTTGACGGATAATTTAGAGTTTAGCTTTATTGGTTAATTTCGGTTAACCAATAGTGATAAGCTCTTTTCTTATCACTCGACTATATTTTCAATAATTAACTATGGAGACTGTAGTCCGAGGATTAATATTTAAATACGTTTTGGCGAACGTTAGCAGACAAGTACCAGTGTTGAGAAACAGCGGGAAAAGTCTTTTAGAATGTATCTGTGTGGGCGCTTTGAATAGGATGTAACTGCATACGGCTTATAGTGTACGGTGTGAAAGTGTGATGTCTAGCAACCACAACAAATACATTTTGCCATGTATTACTTGAACGGAAAATTAAACTGAGAACAAAGACCACCTTTACTGGTGGTTTTTTATTTGCATTAAGCAAAAACATTAGCTACATTATAAAAGCCTTTCACAGGCTACTTGATACAACATTGTTCATACTCCAATTTCAGCCCCGTTTATATGGGGCTTTTTCTTGCCTAAAATACTGCTATAATTACATAACCGAGGCCGTGCCCGATAAAGAGAGGATTTGAGTCAGTGACCAAAGCCAATTCAAAGAAAAAATTCAAACAACCAAACCAAGATGCTTTTATTCAAAACTATATCCTTAACGGATGTAAGAATGCCAAGCAAGCAGCCATAGATGCAGGCTACAGCGAAAAAACAGCAGAGCAGTCCGCTAGCCGCTTGTTAAGGTCAGTTAAGGCGCAGGAAGCCATAGAGAAGTACAAAAAGACGCAACTTGAAACCTATGTTTGGAGCAAAGCGGATAAGCTTAAAAAGCTCGAGCAGATAGTTGAAAACGCAACGCAGAAAGATGACGATCAAAAGATGATTAATCATTCCGCTGCAATAGCCGCAATTAAAACTCATAATGAAATGCAAGGTGATAACGCTCCTATTGAAACTAATCAGAAGGTGCAGGTTACCAATACACTTAAATCACGCTTAACTGGTGGCTCTAGGCGATGACCAATCATGAGCAGGCTTGCTGGTATATTGATAACCTAGATGATTTAACGCACGATGAATTATGCGAAGCTTTGACTTATAAATGGTTTAGGCTTAATACGCTTTACCACATCAAAGATAAGTCCGGCCAAAAGGTTTTATTTACACCAAACAAAGAGCAAGAGAGTTTTTATCTTGGGCAGCACTGTAGAGATATAATTCTAAAAGCTCGCCAGCTTGGTTTTACGACTTTCAAAATGGTAAGTGATTTAGATGACTGCTTGTTCATTGAGAATTTCAGCGCTGGTTGTATCTGTCACAATCTTGACTCTGCAAAAGATATTTATCAAAACAAAATCAGATTTGCATACCAGGCGATAACTCAAGAGCAAAAAGACCTACTATCAGAAGTTGGCTATGAGCTACCAAGACCAATAACAGATAGAAACAACGGCTACACTTTTGATAACGGTTCGAGCATTAAGGTGTCAACTGGTTATCGTGGTGGAACACTTCAAAGTCTACATATTTCAGAGTTCGGCAAAATATGCAAAGCATACCCAGAAAAAGCCAAGGAAATTGTAACAGGTGCTTTTGAGGCTGTTGCTGTTGGCAATGTGATTACAATCGAATCAACCGCAGAGGGCAGGGAGGGTTACTTCTATGATTATTGTCAGGAAGCAGAGAGAAAGTATAAGTTAAAAGAGACTTTGACTAAACTTGATTTTAAATTCCACTTCTTCCCATGGTATTTGAATGAAGGTTACAAGCTTGATAGCGAGAAAGAAACGCCAGAGCATATAGAGCGATATTTTTCAAAGCTCGAGCATGAGACGGGTTATAAGTTCAGTAAAGCGCAAAAAGATTGGTACTATGCAAAGCAATGCGATCTATTTGATGATGTTAAGCGTGAATACCCATCAACGCCAAAAGAAGCGTTCGAGCAATCAATTGAGGGTGCTTATTACTCCAACCAATTCGCCCAGATATACAAAGATGGTAGAATATGCGAAGGTTTCAATAATAATGCGAAAGTTTATACCGCATGGGATTTGGGTGTTGGTGATAGCACCGCAATATGGTTTTATCAAAAGGTTGGTAATGAGATTCATCTTATCGACTATTACGAAAACTCAGGCGAAGGGCTAGAGCATTACGCTAAAGTCGTGAGAGATAAAGGCTATGATTACGATCGCCATTATGCGCCGCACGATATTGATAACAGAGATTTTAGTAATAAAGGTTTAACCAGGAAGCAAATAGCTCAGAATGGTTTCGATCTTGATGGTGATGGTAAGATATACAGCATTAGATTTGAAACAGTTGCAAAGCTATCCGTTGAAGATGGCATTAACCATTCGAGAAAGATATTAGAGCGATGTGTTTTTGATAAAGATAAGTGTCAACAAGGTATTAAATGCTTGGAAAACTATCGCAAGCAATGGAATGAAAAGTTAGGCTGCTTCAGAGATAAGCCTTTGCACGATTGGGCCAGCGATGGCGCTGACGCATTTAGATATTTAGCCGTTGTCGAAGAGGGTAGCAGAAAACCACTATCTCGCGGGATGCAATTTACTTAGGATTATTTATGGCTGATTCATACCTAGAAAAACAAAACAGGCACCAAGTTTATTTATCTCGCTTAGCTGGCGGGATTTTAAAGGATGATGTTTATCCTGCAATTAACTCCGCTTATAAGCAGGTTAGATTAGTATTAGCTGATTTCGGCGATATTAACTCACTTCAAGACCTAAACAGAGTTAACCGAGCTGTTACAAAGGCAATTAACGAAGCTCTAGACGAAGGCTTTACCGCGGCAACTCAGTCAATGAATGCAATTGCAGTTAACGAGGCTGCATACCAAGCCGCAACATTAACGGCTTTAGGTGATGCGGTTGTAACAGCGCCAAGTGAGTCAAAAATAACTCGATATGTACGTGATGCGATAATGACTTTAGAGTCAGGTAGGCGTACAAGCTCTGCAATATGGCCTGATTACGTTAAAGGCTATGCAGAGTCTATGAGTCGTCAATACAACTCAATTATAACCAGTGCTTACAGTGAATCATTAGATACTGGCGTTATGCCAACACTCAATCAAATCTCACAGCGTTTTAGAGCCCTTAACAACGAATTACTCAGAAGAGATGCCGAAGCGCTTGTAAGGACTGGCGTGCAGCATTATGCACAACAAGCTAGTAACTTAATGGCCCAGGATAATGCAGATATAATCGATAGAGAGATACCAGTTGTAACTTTTGACAGTCGCACAAGTGATATTTGTATTTCATTAAGCGCTAGATACCCGAATGGCTGGCCTTTAGGTAAATCTCCTGTTGGTTATGCGCCGTATCATTACCAATGCCGCACGCGCATTCTATACCTATTAAAAGGCCAAACCGAGCTAGATGGAACAAGGACCTCTAAAGGTTCAGAAGGTGGCAAGCAAATTGAAGCTAACACGCCTTTTGCTGCTTGGTTGCGAGACCAGCCGAGAGGATTTATCGAGGAGACTTTAGGTAAGAAAAGAGCGGATTTGTTTTTATCTGGTCGTTTACCTCTTGCTAATTTAACCGATAAATATTTAAACCCGCTTCCTATTAGTGATTTGAAATTGAATGATTAGCCGCTTATTGCGGCTTATACTCTAAACCTTCAATCTCGCCGTTGATTATTGCTTTTGCTATATCTCCGCAAGAGTTGCACGAATCAGAGCTCATAAGTGCACTCAGTTTACTTTCAAGCTCTTCTTCTGGTGTTGGTACCTTTGATAGCATTTTAATTCTCATGGATAAGTAGCTGTATTTTGTCTCACAAAATGAATGCTTAACGCATGCCACATCATTGTCTATTGCGACAACTTCAACGACTTCCCTGGAGTCAGTCAAAGCCTTATCCCCAACTTGCGGCCACTCTTTTTGTGATTCCATTGGTTTCCCCTTTGGTGGTAGTGGGATTGTGATTTTCTTTTCGCCAAGCGCGCAAGCTGAAAACTCATCTATCCAGAAATCAAGGATACCTTCATTGTAAAAGTTGAAAAAACAAGATTCACCTTTGTAATCAAGTCTATTTGTAAAACCAGCGCTCTCAGCCAGCTTAACAATAAAATCAGCGTGCTCTTTGCTTTCAACTTTGCCATAGGTGTTTGCTAGGTATTCTGCGGTGATGTTTTTGAACTCGCGCTCATTAAAGTCAAGTATACGCTCATGAAGGGGGATTTCATCAATTGTATTTTCTAGTAATGCGCCGCGCTTTTCACCATAAAATATAGCAATGCTAAAATCGCCACATAAGCTTGAGTTTTTACCAATATAAGGATATTTATTCATTTTCATTCTCCAAAATCATCATGTAATTTATGTTTAGGCGCTGCAATATGTTTAATTGTTTCTTGCTCTTGCGCCTCGTAAGTTTGCTTAGGGTGAATAGCTAACGGTATGTCGTGAGCTATTAGCTGGTTGTTTAGTTGATGCCATTGCTGTTCGTTCATGAATACTCCAATCAATTAACTTTCCAAAACTATAACACTAATTTTTGCTGCAAGTGGTACGACCAGTTTAAGTGATTTTATGTGCTAGAGTGTACTTAGTTAATTAGGAGATAGAATGATGAGTAATAAAATCAAACTTAATGAATCGGTATCGGTTCAGTATTTAAACCGCTGCAAGGCTGTGCAAGCTGAGAGAGGTAAGCAATACGATTCTAAAGGCACAGGTGAAAGAAGCTTTGACGCTGCCGCGCAGGCTTTCAACGCCTTAACAGGTGAGAAACTTGGCGGCTCTGATGTTTGCTTGCTATTAACCTGCCTAAAGGTGGTAAGGCAGAATAGCGATAAATCAAGGATCCATGATGACAGCTTGCTTGATGGTATTAGCTATCTGTCTTTATGGGCGGAAGAGCTAACCAAGGAATTGAAATAAATCAATCAAGGTGTATAATTAATAGCGCGGAAGTGAGACTCCGCGTTAAATTGATATAGTAATTCAGGGTTTATTAGTACAGGTCTAGTGTTCGTGGGAAACGTCTCACTTATGCTATATCAACCCCCGAGTTACTGGGCTTGTACTAATAAGCCTTTTTTGTTTTTGGTATTTCAATACGTGCTGACGACATCAGTCTGTGATTAATTAAATGGTAAGCAGAAACTTACCAGCCAGAAACAAACCCTTTCTAACGCATCTCACTTGATTAAGCATTCGGCACTTACCGCAAAACGCCAACAATTTAAAAAGAGTTTTACACTCCCTTGCAATTGGAGAACGTTTAGATACGCGGATAAACAGCGATTATGTGCATGGTTATATGGTTTGGGCCGCCAATATGGAATTGAACGGTTATGTTGATATGGTAGATTGCATTGTAAAACAAAGATACGTTAAAGACCCATCCATGCACTAACGTATCTAATGACAACTATTAATTAAATTTAGGAGTTAGTAATGAATAATCAAGAATTCTTGCAATGGCTTTCAATGCTAAATTATGTTTCTTACAACATAAGCAGGGAGTTAAACGGTTTGATTTGCGTTGATATAAGAATTGGTGATTTTATTGATATTAGCGCTCGTTTGGATTTTATAGATAAAACCGAGCTTGCTGACTACATAAAATCTTTCAGGGATAAACCTTAACCAATAAATAGTAAATTTGACCACTTCTAACCATAAAAGCTATACTGTACGCAACTTAAATACAGTGTGGCTTTTATGTCTATTACAATTCAATACGATCAAAAATTAGGTGAAATGCTGCCAGAAATCAGCAAAATACGCACTGTTTTGAAAGGTGCTTACGCTGTAAAAGATGCAGGACAAATACTTTTACCTTCACCCAATCAAGTCGATAACTCATCCGCTCAAGCTGCAACCCAATACAATAAATATTTAGCTGGTGCAGAGTTTGACGATTATACAAAGCAGACTTTGCAATCAATGCTTGGCAAATTAAATCTAGATAATTTCATGCCTGAGCTAGACTCAAGCGTTGATTACCTGGTCAATGACGCTGACGGTGACGGGTTAAGTCTCAAAGGTTTAGTTGAATCACTTGCTAGTAATGCACTAGCTGTTAAATGGCATGTTGCTGCGGTTGATTTTAGAGGCCTGCAATCAGTGGCTCTAGAATCTGCAAGCCTTGAGGATGCAGAGAGGGAAAACCCTCGCGCTGTCATCAAGCAATATCCTCGTGAATCAGTTGTGATGTATAACTTTGCAACAATCAATGGCGTGAAGCAGTTAAGCTTTATCATGTTTCTTGAGGTTGGCGTCAAGTTTAATCCAGAAAGCTTTGTTCAGACACAGATTAAGTCTTATCTCGTTTTGGCGCTTGATGAAAACGGTGATTACTATCAGCAAAAGTATGTTTACGGTGACAAAGACGAGCTGCAAGCTGATGGTGAGCGCAATTATGTAACTGTAAACGGTGAGCCATTAAAGTTTATCCCAATTGAGTTCGCTAGTGATTGCGAGATTGAATCTGACCTACCGGAAGAGATGGGCTTTTTATCTCCAATCGCTGACTTATGCTTGCACCGTTACAATGTAAGCGCTGATTACAAGGAAGCGTTAAGGAAGTTTGTACCGACCACTGATGTATTCGGCATGAATGAGCAGGACGTTGAAGCTTTTGCAAAGATTAACGGTCGAGGTTATCGCGCCATTGGTCAAACAAATATTTGGCCCAGTGAAAATATTCGCATCGAAACAACATCAACTGATGGCTCTCTTGACTCATTCGAAAAGTACGACGAATCAAGCAGGCAGAAAATTAGGTCTCTTGGCGGTGTAATCCCTGAGTATTCACAAGGTGACACAAGCGCTACAGAAGCAATGATTAATGCAACTGAGCAAAACGCTGTGCTTAATCCGCTTGTTTCTGGTATCGAGAATGCAGTTAAAAATCTAATCGCTTATTGTGCCATGTTTGAGGGCCAAGTTAGCCAAGAGGAAGTATCTCAATATGCTGGCTCAATCAACTTTGATATGCCTCGAGACTTTGCGAAAATTCAGCCTAACACAGAGGCTGGGCGCTTTATTCTTGAAATGGTTAATAACCGAGTTATGACAAGAGAGCAGGCCGTTAAAGGTCTCATCAAGCTTGGTTGGCATGAAGGTGATATGGAAGATATATTGTCCGATATTGAAAACATTGAGCCAGACATAACGCCAGTTTGACCTAGTTAGTTAAATTGGCTAAAATTTAGTGCAAATGGTTAGCAGTGCTAACTTTAATATAAACTCAACAAAGGCCGTGCCAAATGAGTGATTTAACACAAGACCAATACGAGCAGTTACCTGATTTTGTTAAAAGCGATTACACCGAGGTAGATGGTGTTTATAAACACGCCGGAATGATGAAAGTAAAAGGTACTCTCAACGAATTAGATAGTAAGCTAAAAGCGCGTGATAACGAATTTAGCCAGTTAAGCGAAAAGCTATCAAGTATTGAACAGCAACAAGCTGAAAAGATTGAGCAGGCTCGCAAAGATGCGCTAGAGCAAGCTAAAAGTAAAGGTGATATTGCGGCAATTGAGCAAAGATATCAGGAGCAAATGCAAGACCTTGAAAAGCGCACCACTGAACGTGTACGCCAAGAAGTACAGCAAGAGTACACGCTTA